ATCAAGTACATTAGTGGTGCTATCTTCCTATTCCTTAATCCCTGCTCTGCTCTTGCTTGTCTTCGGTCTCTCTGCTTATCCATGTTCATACCCCTATTGATTGATTGATTATATCTGAGAGAGGGCCAGAGGCCCTTGATGTTTGACACGGCAACACATTCCTAAAGACCCTGACAGAGTACTGCTAGACCCTAGGCACTGGGAGTGTACTGGGAGTGTACTAACAGAGTCCTTAGGGAGTATGATAGAGTAACTGAGAGAGGCCTTAGGGTATACTATAAGTTAGCCCTAGGGTCCCTCATGACCCCAACTCCTACAGGATCTCTTGGAAACCTCTAGGGAACCCTAAGACATCTGACAGATCCTTAAGACCCTAAGGTTTAGCCTTGGTATACCCCTTGGCTTGGGGATCTGAGAGAGTCTGGATGGGAGAAGAGGGGGGTCCTCAAGGGATTTAGGGTACCTGTATATATAGGGTATTACTTATATATCCCCTAGGGGCTCTTTCAGATTCCTATTGTAGTCCCTTATAGAGAGAAAGAATACGTAGGAAGTTTAAGATAAGAGCTTAGCTAATGCTAAGTACGGTAGGGTCCCTAAAGACCCTCAGGATTGGTCTCCCAAGGGACCCACAGAATACTATAGCTTTGGGTTAGAAGGGGACCCAAGGATTAACACTATAGGTATTCAGTGTCTGGGGAGAGAACCCCTTCCCCCCTAGGGGCCCTTAGGATACTTAGGGATACTCGACACGGCTGGGAGACTAGGCTATAGGATATTTCCTATGGTTCTTTTCTCTCTGGTAACTTAAAGGTACTATCAGGGGCCCTAGGGACCCCACAAGTCTTGGAGGACTTAATGGATAATAACAAGAAATTAGCTATAGCAAAAGAAGTACACAAAAGGAAGAAGTTAAAGGTCTATAAGGATGACTTCGAGTTGTTCTGTAAAGAGCAAATACGTATCCTTACGAAGAACGCTACGATGGGCTTCGTACCCTTTGAGTTCAATGATGCTCAGGTTATCGTAAATGAGATGATCGAAGAGCAGTTAGAGAGGACTGGAAAGGTCAGAGCAATCATCCTAAAAGGAAGGCAAATGGGCCTATCCACGTACTCAGTTGGTAGAGTGTACTGGAAGTCCTACTTCAATGCATTTAACAAATCAGTTGTAATGGCACATGATACTGCTACATCTGATGCACTCTTTGCCATGTCGCGTAACACTATTGCTAACATGCCCGAAGAGTACAGACCTAAGTTCAAGAAGTCCAACAGTAAGGAGATTATGTTTGAGCACAATGACTCAGGCTACAGACTCTATACTGCAGGATCTCCTGAAGCTGGTCGAGGAACAACACCGACAATTGCTCACCTCTCAGAGGTAGCCTTCTGGGGCCATGACGAGAAGATCCTTGCGGGTCTCTTTCAGGGCATCTCAGAAGCTGACGGTACCGAGGTTATACTAGAGTCTACTGCAAATGGTGTTGGTAATGAATTCCATCGTCTGTGGAAAGGTGCAGTGGCAGGGGTAAATGATTACATACCTATCTTTGTCCCTTGGACCCTTATGACCGAGTATAGGAGAAAAGTAGAGAACCCCGAAGAGTTCGAAGAGTCCCTCACAGAGGATGAGAAAGGTATCAGGAATGTACATGATCTTGACCTTGAGCAACTGTACTGGAGAAGACTAAAGATCGCAGAGGGTACCTTAAACAAGTTCAAGCAAGAGTATCCGTTAACAGCAGAGGAAGCATTCCAAACCTCTGGTTCTAATGTGTTTAATATCGAGAAGCTACAGTCCCTAATACCCTCAAATATCCTAAAGAAGCAGATGTTCAATCAGGCTTCATCAGGGTTCGAGGACTTCGCTCAAGGGGACTTAGAGATCTTTGAGTACCCAAAATATGATGCAAACTTCGTCATAGGGGCTGACTGTGCTTTAGGGGTAGGTCAAGATTACTCCTCTTGTTCGGTCATGAACACAGAGAACAAAGTAGTAGCCTTATATAGGAATAACAGGATTGACCCATCGATGTATGGTGATATGTTGTTCTACCTTGGTAGGTACTATAACAATGCTTTACTTGCTGTTGAATCAAACTCCTTAGGCATAGCCACACTTAACCGCCTAAAGCAGATGAATTACGTAAACCTATATCATCAAACTAAGGTAGCCAATGTGTCCAAAGAGGAAGGCAGCCGACTAGGTTGGCGTACAACACAGGCAACAAAGCCTATGATAATAGCTCACCTTAAGAACGCTATTGAGAATGATGACATTGACCTATCCTCAGCTACTATAATCCAAGAGTGTTTGGAGTATGTGGCAGATGCGAATGGTCGTACTAACGCGATATCAGGTGGTAATGATGACACCGTAATCGGAACAGCGATAGCCCTAGAGGTCCTACGTACCCACAGAGACAGACTTGTGAGTAACAAGGTAGGCTTCCAGAACCAACAGTTTGTTGAGGATCAAACCGTTTGGCTGTAACTGACTAAAAGTTTTCCCATTAGTCCTCCAACTAGCATTTGGTTTCTAGTGACATGCATGCTTCGGGAATGAAAACGCATAGGAACTAGTATCTTTACTAATGAATGACTGAAGGGTTGTGATAACCCTATAATCGAGGATAAAAAATGAGCGACCCATACGGATACAAAGAAGCAGTGACAGACGAAGAGCTGATCACAATGATTGACTCAGAGGTAGCAACCTCGCAGGGTAACTTCCTAGACTCCTCAGATCTATCTGAAGAGCGTGAGAAAGCCACATACGAATACGCGATGCAGCCTAAGGGCCACTTAAGCCCTCAGGGTGTATCCAAGATTGTGTCATCAGATACAGTCGAAGCGATTGAAGGTTACTCAGCTGTACTGTCTGAGTTACTTCTCGATAACAAGAAGCTAGCCAAGTTCATCCCATACTCGCAAACAGCGAAGGGTGTACATGAGGCACGGGTAGCTTCAGATATAACTAACTACTGTATCTTTAAGAAGAACCGTGGTTGGGAACTAATCAACACTTGGATCAAGTCAGCACTTCTATGGAAGAACGCTGCAGTTGTCTGGGAATATGTAGAAGACTACGAGTACTCCTTTATGGAATACGAAGAGATCACTGCAGAAGCCTTAGACATCTTACTTGCTGATCCAGAGGTAGAGATTGTAGGTGACCTATATAGTAATGTGTCTGGGCTCTACGAAGATGTACGTATCAAACGTAAGGTGGACAAGAGTGGTGTTAAGATCCGCAACATTGAACCTGAGAGCTTCCTTATAAGCTCAGGGGCTTCCTCTATTGAAGAAGCATCTTTTGTTGGATTACAAACAGAAATGACTCGTTCAGAGATACGTAAACAATACCCAGAACTAGCTAACGATATAGACTGGGATAATGAAGGGCCTTCCCAGACATTCTCACAAGCTATTAACAATGAGAAAGCCGCTAGGCGAACTGCAGTAGGGTTGAGCAACACCTCCCTCAATACGTCCACCAACAGTGAAGCTAACCAGCTTGCTACTGTTATGGAATGTTGGATGCGTGTTGACAGAGATGGTGATGGTATCGCAGAGCTTAAGCGTTTCATTACTGTTGGCAGTCACCTGTTGTTCGAAGAGGACGTAGATTCAATTCAGATAGCTGACCTAAAAGCCTTTGATATCCCCCACGAGTGGGCTGGACTATCTATGGCTGATATGACTCGGCCTTCTACAATGGCATCTACTGCTATACTACGTGGGTTTGTTGAGAACACATACTTGACCAACTACTCACCTAAGCTAGCTGATCCCAATGTGGTTGACTTCTCTGCCCTTCAGAATATGAAGCCTAGGCAGATTGTCCCTACTAACGGTAACCCTTCAATGGCTGTACATAACATGCCACCAGAGGCTTTGTCCTCAGGCACTGTACCTTTATTAGAGTTCTTACAGAAGCACAAAGAACAAGCCAATGGTTTATCTAAAGCAGCCCAAGGTCTTAACGATACTCTTTATGTGTCTGGAAACTCAGAGCAGAAAGTTAACGCTGTCCAGTCTGCCGCACAGACTAGGATCCAGCATATCGCCAGAAGATTCATGGAGACAGGCTTGAGCCGTCTTTGTGAGGGTGTGTTTAAAACAATGAAGAAAGAAATGCGTGGGAAGAAGACTGGTTACTACGACCGTGGCAACTTCTATAGCACTATCGACTTGCAGGAACTTCCTGATGAGATGATGCTTATGGTTGAGGCTGATGTGGGTGACTCTAGTAACAGTACCGTCCTAAGTAAGATGTCAATGATTGGAGAGCAAGTCCTACCTGCTTTGATGGCAGCTGGATACAAAGGGGCTATCAACCCTGAAGCTCCTGCAATCCTTGCATTTAAAACAATTGAGGCGCTAGGTGAAGATCCGTTAGACTACATGGTAGACTACACTTCCGATGAGTACAAAGAATCCTCTAAGAAAGACAAAGAGAAAGAAGCTAAAGAAGCTGAACAAGCTAAGGCTATCGCACAACAAACTCAGGAAGCTAAGCTTAACTTAGATGTTGCAAACGTAGACTATACTAATGTTCAATCACAGAACGCTATCCAAGACAACCTAAAGCAATTAGTAGTAGCCTTAGATAAGTCATATCAAGAGTGGGCCAAGTTAGATCAGGTCGCAGAAGAGAAGGGTATGCCGAAGCCAGAAAGACCCAAGGTTGACGATATGTATGCTATGGCTCAAGGCCTAATAGCAAAAACAATGACTCCACCCAAGGGTACTCAAAGTCAAGAACAGCCCGAGCAACCTATGGGCTAGATAGAAAAACCGAGGGGCCAAAGGGCCCTTCGGACCTAAGACACTAAACAGAGGAGTTATAGTGAAATGGAGAAGTACAATAAGGCCGCAAAGCGCACATTCAAACCTAAGATGGATCACCAGTCAGGTGAGTATAAAACTAGCCCGTTTGCAGAATCCCAAGCAGCATTAACACGGGCAGTGTTTGCAAGCAAAGAGAAGGATGAGTTCTTTACAGAAGCTTATGGCGATATTCTTGTAGAGCTGTTTAACCAATGGTTGGGAACAGAGCCCCATTGTACCAAAGAGCGTGAGTACATGTACCACGTAGCTATGGGACTAGGTTCCGTTAAGGAGCGTTTGATTCGAATTGAGACCTACGGTTTCAACCAAGAGACAATGGAAGCTAACCGAGTACCAGAAGGGGAACAACTATGAGTGTAGAAACAACGGACCAAGTTATATTAGAGAAAGCAATAAGAGCAGTAGCTAGTGCAAAGAAAGCCTTGATTAAGGAGATAGCAGCAGGAGCAGGCAAAGCCCGTTTCCATGCTCAAACCTTTACTCAGGTGGTCACAGCACTAGAGCAATTAGAAGGGATGCGTGTCACGGAGAAAGCTCCCACTAGTAAAGTAGCAGTAAAAAAATAAAACGAGCGCCTAAGAAGAAGGCAGCAGTTAAATAGGACTAATATAGGATAATAATTATGAGCAACGAAAACACTACAGCCTCTACCACAAATGATGACGCTGGTTTTTATGCTGGTCAAGATGGTCAGTCTATCGATGACATTCCAGTACCCTTAGGACCAATGGGCAAGTTACTTGGCATTGAAGTTGAGGAAATGGAATCTCTACCAAATGATGGCGAATCTGAACTTGATCCGGAAGATTCTACGGAAGAAGATGTACCCCAATTAGAAGACAACGTAGATGAAGACGATACCGATGGTGATGAAGACGATACCGACACGGACACTGAGGAAGATGATGAAGACGCGGATGATGATGATGATTCTACCCAAGACGATTTACCTTCTGAGGATGACATTGACTGGGACTATAAAGTTCCTGTTAAAGTAGATGGAGAGGTTAAACACCTTTCACTATCTGAACTCCGTAAGGGATTTGCAACAGACCAACACTTGTCTAAGAAGGGAAGAGAGGTTAGTGAGCTTGAGAAAACTTTGAAGGAAGAATATTCTGCAAAGACTAATCAGGCTCTAGAACTTGGTAATGTGTTAGCTACGCAATTACAATCCGAAGAGGATTCGCTAGCGACCGCATATCATGACATAGAAGCTAAGATTGAGAAGGCCCGTAAAGATGGCGATACATATGAGCTTAATGATCTTAAGGATAAACGCGAAACAGCCCAGAAGGATTATTGGGGTGCTCGTAACAAAAGGGAAACGTTAGTAGGTGCTGTTCAAAAGCAACAACAAGAACAGTTCCAAGGGCAAATGGATGAGCTAATGACTAAGTTTAACGAAGACATTAAAACTGTCGTTCCAGACTTTAATCAAGAAGCTGTCCGTGAGTTCGCACTAGCTGAAGGTATCCCCGAAGACTTCCTTGATATCATTATGGACGCTAACGTGGTTAAGTTTGTAGATGATTACCGCAAACTAAAACAGCAGACCTCTAAGGGTTCTGTCAAACGTAAGAGTGCAACCAAAGCTAAAGGTATCCCTACTAAGCGCAAGTCTACAGCTACTCAACGGAAAGTCCGAGACACGAATGAATTACGTAGTAACGTGTTAAGTGGTAAGTCCGATGAAGCTGGTGAGTTGGCGTTTCTTAAGTCAATGAGCAAGTTCAAATAACTAAAATAGATTCACTAAAAATAATAATATAAGGAAATTTAAAATGGCTGCAACAAATTTTGTAACTACCGGTACTCTTTCTGAGAAAGAAGATCTAGCTAATTTCATCAGCATGATCTCTCGTGAAGAGACTCCTTTCTTGTCGTCTATCGGCAAAGCTAAATCTAAAGCTGTATATCACGAGTGGCAGACTGACGAGCTAACTGCTCCAGGATCTGGCGCAACTGCTGAAGGCGCAAGCTTCGCTACTGTAGCTGCTGCTCAAGTTGGTGGTGCTGATCGTACTCGTTTAGGTAACTACACGCAAATCAACTCTAAGACTGTTGAAGTTTCTGGTTCTAAGAGAGCTGTTGATCAAGCTGGCGTTGCTGACGAATATGCTTACCAGTTGAAGAAGCGTGGCACTGAGCTACGTCGAGATATCGAGCATGATGCTGTTCACAGCTTCCACAGTGCTAACGGTTCTGGTACTCGTACTATGGGTGGATACCAAGCCTATTGTAACGATGCTTCATTAGTCGTAGACGCTGGTTCTTCTTCTTATACAGCTCCAGGAACTACTGGTGTTGGTACTGCTGGTGTAATCGTGCGTGGTGCTTCAGACGTTAACCTAGCTGACATTGAGCTTAGCCAAGTTGATGACGTTATGCAAGCTATCTATGAGAATGGTGGTAAGGCTACTACTTTGATGACTTCTCCGCTGAACAAGCGTACTTTGTCTTCTAAGGCTCATGGAACTGGACAGAACACCGTTCGTAACCTTGATGACTCTGGTAAGATCCGTCAAAGCATTGAGATGTTTGACAGTGACTTCGGTGAAATCCGCATTGTACCTAACTACATTATGGGCCTTGCTCATAACACCACTGGTGATGCTACTACTAACTCTGCTAACTTCTCTGCATTAGTATATGATCCTGCTGCGTTTAAGATTGCTACTTTGCGTCCTCTTCAGGAAACTGAAGTCGGTCAACAAGGTGACAGCACTATCGGTCAAATCGTTGAAGAATGTACTCTTGAAGTTCGTAACCCTAAGGGTTGTGGAATGATTGTAGGACTAGGTGGAGCAGCGTAAGCTGATCTAAGCTAAGACCTTAGGGGCTCCTTGATTGGGGCCCCTTATTTTTACCTATTGGAGGGAAGAATGGATAACAAATTAATGGATGCACGTACCTTTGGAAGTAAGTTCGAGGTACACCAAGATGTGTCAGAATATATTAAGTTCGCTAAAGAGTCTCGTGACACACAGGCTCAGGGTGGCGATGCTTCACACTACAGATCCTTTGCAATCATCCCAGATGTAATTGCCTTAGAGATCCTAACGAATCACGGACTCAACCTGCATGAGGGTGAATTCATGAGTAACCCCGCAGATGTTCAGAAAATTAAAAGAATTATAAAATCAGAGTACCCAGACCTACTAACATCTAACGTGTATAGGGGCCGCTCTTAATCAAGGAGACAACAAATGTCAACGCCACTATACGATGCTTTAGTAACAAAGATACGAACATGGGTCAACAGAGATTCTAATGTACTTACGGATGTGCTAATCACCGACTTCATAGATTACTCAGCAGACTTGTGTTACAGGAAGCTAAGGATACCACCACTGGAATCCACACATACATACGGAACCATCACAGCAATAGCTGGACTAGGTGAAACAGAACTAACAGTTCCACCAGATCTCTCAGAGTTTATACAATTCCGAAAGACAGATTCAGACGGTAACAGCTTTGTGTTTGATGAGCGTACTTCGCTACTAGCAATGCAAGATAAAGAATACAACCATCAATCCGAATCCTTCGCTCGAAGAGGTGACACTTTAGTGTTTTACCCAGCAGCTAAGATAGGTGATGTGTATGAGCTTTACTACTACCGTAGACTTCCAGATATGGATGCACTGTACATAGTTAACGAAATAAACGTACTAGCTAATCTGTGTACACTATCTACCTCAGGGGCCTCAGGCTCCGTAGAGTCACCAGCAGGAAGTGGTAACTACTACGTAGGTAATGAAGTGGCTAACTGGTTACGAGATGAAAATGAAAGGTTACTCTTATGGGGAGCTATCTCTGTCGCCTTAGACTACGTAGGTGAAGATGAGAGATCCGCTAAGTTTGAAGCCAAGCAGATGCAGGGCATTCAAGAGCTTAACCAAGAAGAACTACAACGGAAAGTAAGGGGAGGTCAGTACAGACAAACCTTCTCCGTTACCGACCAATTTTAAGGAGAATTAAAGATGGCTATTGAGTATACACCACAGGAAACATCAAATTTAGTAAACAAGATCTCGGAAGGTGGAGCTTTCCAAACCGGATCTAGTCAGGAGTTAAGCACAGCTAAATCTTTTGCGTCCGAGGCTGTAGCCGCCAAGATAGCTGCAGAGCTTGCAGAAGCTAACTCACAATCTTCAGAAACAGCTTCAGCATCTAGTGCCTCTGCGTCTGCATCATCAGCTTCATCATCTGCAACTAGTGCTACTGCTGCAGCATCTTCAGCTTCAGCGGCTGCTACTTCAGAGACCGCAGCTGAGCTAGCTGAGACTAATGCCGAGACCGCTGAGACTAGCGCAATCTCTAGTGCATCTTTAGCTTCTACTTCAGAAACAAATGCAGCTACTTCAGAAACTAACGCTGCCACTTCAGCTACTAATGCCGCTACTTCATTAGCAAATATAGGTACAAGTGAGACTAACGCTGCTACTTCAGCAACCGATGCAGCCGCATCCTACGATTCATTTGATGATAGGTACCTAGGCCCTAAAGCCTCCGCACCCACCCTTGACAACGATGGTGATGTGCTACTAACTGGTGCCCTATACTTCAACACAACTGTCAGTGGTATGTTTGTGTACACTGATGCAGATTCTTGGGTAAACGCAGGATCAACTATAAGTGGTGTTGAGGATAGCGTAGAGTATATCGCTACCGCAGGGCAAACAGTGTTCGCAGCTACGTATGACAACGGCTTTGTACAGGTTTACCTAAACGGATTAAGGCTCCTAGCCTCGGACTACACCGCAAACAATAACATAAGTATAACGCTACATGAAGCTGCTGCACTGGACGATGAGGTCTTTATACAATCCTTTGGGGCCTTTGTTCTCGCTGATCACTATAGTAAGGTTGAGTCAGATGTCATTACAGATGCTCTGGAAGCTCAGCTCAGCACTATCGGGTCTGAGGCAATCGTACACGTAACTTCTGCTTCTCAACTATCAGGTACCTTACTCTCTAATAAGGTGTACTTCCTTGAGGGTGCGATAGACCTAGGGTCTGTATCTATAGTAGTCCCCACAGGTGGTGTAACTCTAGCAGGCCATGGTTTCGGTATCTCAGGTCTTGTTAGTACAGAAGATAACCACACTATGTTTATAAATGATGGAGCTAACGCTGCAGGTGACGTATACCTAACTTCAATGGACGTAACATCATCAGGTGTAGGATCTAAAGTATTCGACTTGGACAACCAAGGTAACTCCAATGCTGTTGAGTGGAATACGGTTAACTTCCTTTCATGTACTTCTCTGGGTGAACTCAAGAACTACCGTCAGGGCTTAGGTCGTAACATAGCTTGGATTAGCTGTACAGACGGACTAACAATGACTGGAACTTGGTCAGGTGGTTGGGCTATTGTTGATTCTATTTATGTAGGCACACCTTTCGCAGGTACACTCTTCAAGGCTGGAACTGCCCTAACTCTTGGTGGATCGTTTAGATCTAACGTTAACATACTGGGTATGGGAGCTTCAGGTGGAGTCTTTTGTGACTTTGCACCAGCTAACATACTACTAGATGCAGGTTTCCACCTTGATGGTGTACGTGCAATAAACAACTCAGGGGCTGTCCCTAACATGCCATCTTCATCTACCAAAGCTCTAATAAAGAACTGCGTAGGTATAGATAACACGTATCAAGGTGGTGCACATACCCCACTAGCATCATCAGCAATAACCGTAACTACAGTTGATACCTTATACCAGATAACAGGTGGTGTAACATTAGAACATGCACACTGGTTTAGCACCGCTAATACTAATGGATTAAGATTAGATAGCGCACACGCAACTCAAGTTATTGCCTCCGGAACCTTATCTTTCTCAGGTTCAAACGGTAAGGTAATGGGCGTACAGTTACGACAGTACGACGACTCAGCTGCATCTTATGTGAATGTAGGTCCAGAATACCAAGCAACACTTAACGGTGGTGGTGGTGGACTTAAGGCTGAGGGTGTAACCTTCTCCGCTGTGCTAGAGATGAATGAAAATGATCGAGTCGAAGTATGGGTTGTAAACCGTTCAGACGCAACTGACATAACAATGTTGGTTGGTGGTCAGTTCCAAGTGGTTGAACGCTAATCAAAAAACAAACAAGGAGACACTAGATGTCTAAATCAAGAAAACTAGCGCATTATAGTACTCTGGTTGAGCCCACAACGCTAGATGGGCGCGATGTATCCGTAGATGGAACTAAACTAGATGGAGTTGAACCCTTAGCAGACGTAACCGATACTACTAACGTTGTTGCAGCTTTGACTGCAGGTAACGGTGTTGATATCTCTGCAGGTGGTATTGTAGCTGTAAGTGCTGTAGCCCTAACAACTGTGCAAACAGCTGTAAGCGAAATAGCTCACTTAGCTTTATCAACTCAGGAAGGTGACGTAGTTGTTCGCTCTGACTTAGAGCAAACCTTCATGCATAATGGTGGTTCTGCAGGTACCATAGCTGACTTTACACTATTATCTACACCCACAGACTCCGTGACTTCGGTTGACGGACTCACTGGTGTTGTCACTCTTAATCACGATTCCCTTGCTGGCTTTGTAGCTAATGAGCACGTTGATTATACAGCTGGTGGTACTTTTGGTGGCGATATAGACGTTACTGGCAGGGCTGTAGTTGACGGATTAACATCTTCTGCGTCTATCGTAGGAACAAGCAACTCAAACAGTTTAGGCGGCACTACTTTTACTTCTATTATTAGCACTGTAGGTCTTTCATCCTCAGCGGCTATAACTTCTACAAGCAACTCCAACATTTTAGGTGGCACTAGCTTTACTTC